AACTCTAGTATAGAAAAAGAAATCAATGAAATGGAACTGATGAGAATGTTCAAAGGAGTACATTTTGAAATCTACCAATCACATTTTATTCCTGATCAGAAAGATTGGAGTCATATGACAAATATCATGAACTATAAGATACCAAGTAAAGTTCTCATGGAAACAATCAAAAGAATATTGTATAGATTTAAAAAGAAACAGAAGAAGTTACCAACGTATCCTCTAGCTTTGGTACTATCTATGCTTGATGAAAAGGGAGATACACCAATGGACATTGTGAAAGACCTCGCAAAGAAACTAAGAAAGATGAAGAGATGAATAAATTTAGCAAACCTAGACTTGACTCTAGAAATGCAAAAAAAAAATATATGCACTACGCTAACTCTACGCTAGAAAAAAAAAGTGTTTGCCTAGAGGTGCGTATACACCCCCTCCCCCATGCGTATAGTAGTAGGGGGAAGCCACAAAAATATTTTTCAACTTTTAACCAGGAGCTTTTATGAAAGAAAAAATGAATATTGTCAGTCCTCGCAATTCAAAAGACGGACAAACGATTTGGCATACGATTGGTACTGCTTTTAAAAATGAGAAAACGGGTGGATGGGATTTATTATTTAACTCCCTACCCTTACCTGAGATGAATGATCGAGGTCAATTAGTAACGAGAGCGATGTTACTTAAACCAAGAGAAAATACGAATCAACAACCTTCGCCAAATACGCAGAAATTTTCAAGCGACATGGATTACTAAATGGTTAAACGAGTCTTGCCTAATTTAAAAAACTTTGCATCGGTTCGTCAGATCAAACGAAGGATCAAGGGGAGCGAGGTGATTTATCAGAATCGAGAGTCGTTAGCTCAGGAGCTGATTAATTTGGGTACTGCGAATATTACGGACATTGTGTCTTGGGATAAGGATGAAGAAGGCAAGACGATTACTGAAGTTAGAGATATAAAAGATATTCCTAAATCTGCATTGAGTGCGATCAAGAGGATTCGTATTTTACAGGATGGCACGTTGGATATTGAGATGATTGATAAGGTGAGAGTCTTGCAGATGTTAGCGAAGTCGGCTGGGTTGTTGGATGCAGAACAAGATGCGGATAAACCAGCGGTGATTGATATTAAGATGGTAGGACCGAAAGATGACAACTAACATAAAACAAGAAATACTTTTTGAAATTCCAACTGATGTTGAACAGCATTGGAAAGATATGCCAGAATATAATAATACAGAGATTGATGGTCCAGAAATTACTTGTAAATTTAAATTTAGAAACAGAACTGATTACGAAGAATTTAAAGAGAAAGTAAAGAAATATATTTACAATGGAGAAAAATTTATAGATGGAAATCAAGGGGAAAAAGAAAAACAATCTTGGTATCCATTAATAGAAAAATCTTCAAAATATGTTTATGTTGGGAAAAAAAATCCTCGTTTTCCTGTATATATTGTTAGTAAGGGTAGATATGAAAACAACCCTACATCTAAAACTTTGGATACCATGAATGTTGATTATCGTGTAATCGTAGAAAAAGATGAATACGATAAATATAAAAAGATTATTGACGAAAAAAAATTATTAATTTTACCAGAAAAATTTAAACAAGAATACGACACTTTCTGGCAAGATGACGATAAAAGAACAGGACCAGGGCCAGCAAGAAATTTTGCATGGCAACATTCTATTCAACAAGGATTTGAATATCATTGGGTTTTAGATGACAATATTGAGTCGTTTGAAAGATTTAACAATAATAAAAAAGTAAAATGTGCATCGGGAGATCCTTTTTATGTCCTTGAAAGTTTTGTCGTAAGATATGAAAATATTGCAATTAGTGGTTTTGCTTATGCTAATTTTTTGCATTGGCATGAATATAGACCGCCAATAAAATTTAATACAAGAATATACAGTTGTTTACTTATACAAAATAAATTACCACTTAGATGGCGAGGTAGGTATAATGAAGATACTGATATTTGTATTAGAGCAATGAAAATGGGTTTATGTACTGTACAAACAAATATTTTTTTACAAGGCAAAATGTCTACACAAAAACTTGGCGGTGGTAACACTAAAGAATTTTATGACAATGAAGGCACAAAAAAGAAATCACAGATGCTTGAAGATATGCACCCAGATGTTTGTAAAGTAACTTGGAAATTTAATAGGTGGCATCATCATTGTAATTATAAAATATTTTCTAATAACAAACCTAAATTAAAATCAAAAGTATTTGCAACGATCAAAGACGAAATGGTTTTAAAAAAAATTAAACAATGACAAGTAACATACCAGGACTCAAACTTGACTTTAGCAAATCGCCTACGATCTGGAAGTTTCTTAATGACAAAAGCTTTGTAAGAGGATTGATTGGTCCTGTTGGTTCAGGTAAATCCTATGCGTGTTGTGCTGAAATTTTCAAAAGAGCGATACAACAAAAACCAAGTCCTAGAGATGGCATAAAATATTCTCGGTTTGTTATTGTAAGAAACTCCTATCCGATGTTAAAAACCACTACGCTGAAAACGTGGCTTGAGTTATTTCCAGAACATATCTATGGTTCTGTTCATCATTCGCCACCGATTACACACCACATTAAACTTCCCTCCAGAGATGGAGCTGCGGGTATAGATTGTGAAGTAATATTTTTGGCACTCGATCAACCCAAAGATACCAGAAAATTATTATCACTAGAAATCACGGGTGCTTGGATTAACGAATGTAGAGAATTACCAAAAGCGGTGATTGATGGAACAACGCATAGAGTGGGTCGATACCCAAGCAAAGAAGATGGAGGACCAACGTGGCGTGGTGTTATTTTAGATACGAACCCTCCTGATGATGACCATTACATTTATCGTTTATCGGAGAAAGAACCACCGAGGGGAAGGTTTGCATGGAAATTTTTTAGACAACCGCCAGGCGTATTCGAAGCACAAGACGTCCCCAAAGAAATGCCTGAAGCTCAAGGATTTGTTTTTGGTGGGGGTAAATGGTGGCAGACCAATGAAAAAGCAGAAAATTTAAATAATCTTCCCGTTGGGTATTACGAACAATTATTAGGCGGAAAGAATCTTGATTGGATTCGCTGTTATGCAGAAGGCAAGTTCACTTACGTTCAAGAAGGTCGACCCGTTACACCAGAGTTTGATGATTCGACCATGACCGAAGATTGTGAAATTTTAGATGGAGTGCCTGTACAAATAGGATTAGACTTTGGTTTAACACCAGCAGCAGTATTTGCTCAAAGAGATCATAAAGGTGTATGGAGAATCATTCATGAAATTGTAACGTATGATATGGGATTAGAACGCTTTGCTATTTTACTCAAAGAAGATATCAATCGATTTTTTCCGAAACATGATATTGTCGTATTTGGTGATCCAGCAGGTAGTCAAAGATCAACCTTGAACGAAGATACTTCGTTTGATCATTTAAAAACACATGGCATACTTGCCAAACCCTGTGCGACTAATAATTTCAAAACTAGACGAGAAGCACTCGCCATGCCAATGACTAGATTGATTGATGGTAAACCTGGATTCAGAATAGATCGTAAATGTGTTCGGTTAAGAAAATCATTAGCGGGTGGTTATCATTTCAAACGAGTGGCAATCGGTGCTGGTCAAGAACGCTTTAGAGATACGCCAAATAAAAACGAACATTCGCATATTGGCGATGCAGCTCAGTATTGTTTACTTGGTTCTGAATATCGAACTATGACGAGAGGAAAGTCCAGACAGTTACAACCGATGGTAGCTAAGATTGACTTTGATCCGTTAGCGTAATGTTTACAACCATAGAACTTAATCAGCTTATGAGATTAGACGGAGAATATTATAAAATTGTTCCATTTCATTATACTCATTTAAAATTTATGGAGTTTAGAGAAGCAGAAAAAAAATTATTTGATAGCTTTCATGATTATGCAGAACGTATAAAAACTTTTCCCATGCACGGATTATCATTCTCAGGCATGGTTGGTAAAAAGATTGTCTGTTGTTTTGGCTTGCTACCAATCTGGGAGGGCGTGTACGAAGCATGGCTGATTCCGTGTTTACAAATAGGCGAACATAAATTTAAATTTCATAAATCAAGTTTACGTTTTTTTAATTACGCTGCTAAAAAACTCAATATTCATAGATTGCAGATTAATGTAAATAGGTATAATTACCTAGCATACAAATGGGCAATGTCATGTTATTTTCAAAACGAAGGATTACTAAAAGGTTATGGTCCTGACAAATCGGATTATTTTATGATGAGTCGTTTGTTTGGGATAAAAGAAAAGGAGTAGACATGGGCGGATTATTTTCAACACCAAAAGCACCCGCTAATATTGGACCATCGAAGGCGGAATTAGATGCGATTGCCAGAAGAGAGAAGTTAGCAGATGAAGAAAAAGCAAGACAATCAAGAGAAGTAGCTGCTAGAAAGCGATCAAGACGAAGGGGTGCTCAAGGACTAATGACTTCTTTTATTAGTAGAACGCCAGAAGATGAAGGACAAACAACGCTAGGTCCTACTGCTATGAGGAATCCAAGAGGATGATCAAAAAGTATATTCGTAACCCAAAAAAAAGAGAGGATAAAAATGCCAGAGGTCATGTACAAAAGTAATAACAAGATGATGAAAAAAAAATTTCCGTATAACTCTAAAGGTGTTATGGAAGCTAAAAATTTTGCTAAGATGACAGGCGGTAAAATGAAAATGTCCGTCAATGAATCTCGAATGAAGTATGCTAAAAAAACATAAGAATCCTAAAGGAGGATTAACGGAAGCAGGAAGAAAATTTTTTAAAAGAAAAGAAGGATCTAATTTAAAGCCAGGTGTTAAGGGAGCAGCAAACACACCTGAAAAAATGCGAAGAAAAGGATCATTTCTGAGTCGGTTTTACGGGCGGTCAAACTACCCCCCTTTTAAAAAACCAAACGGAGAGCCGACTCGATTTGCATTAGCAGCAAGGGCATGGGGAGAGTCTGCTCCAACCAATGCTCAAGCAGCTAGAAAGTTAGCTAGTAAAGGAAAGAACTTATTAGAAAGATATAAAAATGCCAAAGCTTAGTCCTCAACAACTTAAATCAAAATACGATAAAAACAATACTCATAAAGATAACTGGCGATCCATATACGAAGATGCTTACAGAT